CTACTGAGAAGCTAAACCGCTGGGCGGATGTAGCTCGCGCAATCCAGAAAAAGATTGACGGGGAAACAAACTCCAAAGACCCAGAAATCCGCACCACCAACACAGAGTTTGAGATTCGGTCAGAAGAAGACGGCATGACCTTTACTGGGTATGCATCTGTGTTCAACAGCTCCTCAGAAGACCTAGGTGGTTTCCGCGAGTTTGTTGCTCCTGGAGCTTTCAAGCGCTCGCTACAGTCTCGCAACGAAATCAAGCTTCTCTGGAACCACGACACCAACGAGCCTCTTGCTTCGGTTCGCGGTGGAAGCCTAGAGCTTACCGAAGACCGATACGGGCTAAAGGTAAAAGCCAGACTTCCTAAGACAACTCGTGGGCGCGATGTTGCAGAGCTTCTGCGTTCAAAAGTAATTGACTCTATGAGTTTTGGTTTCAATGTCATCAAAGACGCTTGGTCGGAGAATGGTTCGGTTAGAACCTTAGAGTCAGTTAGATTGCACGAAGTAAGCATTGTGACCTTCCCAGCCTATTCAGCTACTACTGCTACTGTTAGATCTATGCAACCTACTATTGACCCAGACGAACTTGCTAACGCACTTCTAAAGCTAGAGTCAGGTGAGGACTTGGATGAGAAGTCGGCCTCTTTGATTACAGATGTCGTTGGCAAGCTAAGACAGCAGCCTGAAGCTGAGGTCGGCGCAGAAGATAACGGTCTTGCTCTGCTAGACCTAAAGAAGAAACAACTTGACCTGCTATTGAAAAGGATCTAAATGGCTACCAAACAAGAAATCAAAGAAGCTATCCTAAAGGCCGCTGGCAACCCATCAGTAGGTGTTATTGCTGAAATGGCTGACCAGTTTGCAGAGGCCGTACTTGGTCTTGAAGAAAAGTCTTCGGCCCCTGTCAAAGAAATCAGGGTTGTCGAATCCAAAGAAATCAGGTAAACTGGTTTCCTGCCCTCACCGAGTATTCCCTTCCTCGGTGGGGGCCTTTTCTTTTACCGTGTTTTTTTCGCCTAATAGACTTGTAAGTATCAGTTGAGTGTTAGCACCGCTGTATCTGTTGAGTGTTAGCACCGCAGGAATCCCTATAAAAAACTATTTGAGGAGACTACATGTCTGAATTTGTAAAGTCTCAGGTAGAAGTTCGCAACAACTTGATTGCTCAGGCACGCGAGGTCCTAGACCTAGCTACCGCCGAGAGCCGCGGACTATCTTCTGAGGAAAGCGAAAAGATTGCTCGCATTGAGGCTGACATTGACCAGCGCGATGCAGCGATTGACACCGCACGCAAGCTAACCGAGCGCGAGAACCGTGCTTACGAAGCTGCTGCAACACTAAACACAACCGTTGAGGAAAGCCGTAAGTCAGAGTCTGACATTCTGCGCTCAATCGCTATGGGAGAAATCCGTGGCGGACACGAGTTCAAGTCTGAGAAGCGTACCCTTACTTCTTCTGACAACACTGTTCCAAAGAGCTTCTACGACCAGGTATTCCAGATTGCTAGACTTGCTGGTCCAATGCTTGAGCTTGGTGAAGTTATCAACACTTCAACTGGTGAGAACCTAACCATCCCGACCCTAACTGCTCGCTCAACCGCGACCATCAAGGGCCAGGCTGTTCAGATTTCTGACTCAGACCCAACATTCAGCTCAATCACCTTGGGAGCTTTTAAGTACAGCTTCCTAGTGCCTGTCGCTAACGAACTATTGAACGATGCAGGTTTCGACCTATCATCACTCATTGCTGAGCAGGCTGGTAACTCAATCGGATTCGCAGTAAACACTGGTCTAACCACTGGAACTGGAACCGTTGAGCCTACTGGTGTTATGACCGCTGCTTCTTCTGCCCTAACTGGTGGAACTGGAGTATCTGGTGCGCCAACATACGAGAACATCGTGGACTTGGTTTACGCACTAGACGGACAGGCACGCTTGCTTCCAGGAGTTGGCTTCATCACCGCTAAGTCTGGTCTTGCTGCACTTCGCAAGATCAAGGATGGCGATGGTCGCTACATCTGGACTGACGGTGGAAACGCTGCTCAGAACCAGCCAGCAACCCTACTTGGCTACCCAGTCTACGAGAACCCAGCAGTTGCCGCAGTTGCGACAAACGCTTTCTCATTGGGCTTTGGACACATGCCTAGCTACAAGGTTCGCACCGCAGGTGGAATCCAGATTGCACAGTCTGGTGACTTCGCGTTCGACAAGGATGTAACCACATTCCGTGTCACCATGCGCGTAGACGGAAACCTAACCCACGCTTCACATGTTGTGAAGTTCCGTGGTGGCGCAAGCTAATCACTAGCTAAAAAGCTGATAGACCCCTAGCGTGTAGGTTCGCTAGGGGTCTATCTTTTGCTATGCTGGGGACAAAGAAAGGCAACCTACATGTCAAAAATAAAAGGGACTGTTTCCGTATTCTCAAACTCGCCTGGTCAGCCAACTGGCTATGGCATCGCTGCTGAAGCACTAATACAAAGACTAAAAAGAGACGGAGCAGATGTAGCTGCTATCTCTAACTATGGAAACGAAGGAATCAAGACTCAGTTTGCTACTGAGTATGGCGATGTCCCCGTTTACCCTCGTGGTTCTGATGTCTACTCAAACGACTCAGCCATCTTGGGTCACAAGCACTGGCGAGCGCTAAACGAAAAACAACCTGACCTAATGATTACTCTTTACGATGTGTGGGTGTTTCAGGGCAAGGGCTGGGATGGACTAAATGTCGCATCTTGGACACCGATTGACCACAGCCCAGTTCCACCAGCCGTAGCTAAGTGGAGTGCAAAAGAAAATGTCACGCCCCTTGCAATGTCAAAATTCGGTCAGAAAGAGCTAGAGTCAAAGGGAATAGAATCCATCTACATTCCGCACTCTGTAGATACAAAGGTCTTCAATCGCAGAGAGAAAATTGCTGGTCAGTCAATAGAAGATTACATGGGATTCGGTAATGACCGCTTTGTAGTGGGCATGAACGCCGCTAACAAGTCGGGTGGCATTATTCATCGCAAAGCTTTTGGCGAGAACCTTATGGCGTTCTCTATTTTTGTCAAAAAGCACCCAGACGCAATGCTTTACATCCACACAGACCCAGTAAGTCCGCACGGATGGAACCTTATGGGACTAGGCGAGATACTGGGCATCCCCAAGGACAACATGACCTTCGTAGATCCAGTTAGCTACCGATTCGGTATCAGTCAAGAAGACCTAGCTGGAATCTACAGCTCTTGGGATGTCATGCTTGCAACTAGCTACGGAGAAGGATTCGGTATCCCGACAGTTGAAGCTCAAGCCTGTGGTGTGCCAGTAATTGTTTCTGACTTTGCTGCTTCGGCTGAGCTTGTGGGTGACGGATGGACTGTCGGTGGTCAGCCTTTATACGACAACTCTCAGGGAGCTTTCTACAACATTCCGTCAGTGCCACTAATAGTGCAGGCATTGGAAGAAGCTTATGCAAGAGGAAAAGGAAAGTCAGACAAGGCTATCGAGTTTGCTCAGCAGTATGACCACGATTCGGTTTGGGAGAATAACTGGCTTCCAGCCCTAAAAAAGCTTCTAAAGTGATTGCCTGGGTCTCTCATCACTTGCCAGATGCAGAAGGCAAGCTAATTGGCGGTGCAGAAATGACAGATCAGACATTTCTTGACGATGCGCCGACTGAAGTGACCATTATTAGCCCTGAAAACTGGAAACAAGCCCTAGATTTTGACAAAATAGTCATTACTGGCACTGATTTACTTAGTCCATTTGCCATGACTCAACTTGCGAGGCGAAATCCAGTAGTTTCGGTTCATCATTTGCAAACTAGGACTGAAGAAAGAGCAGAATTACTTAGTTCTGCCTCAACTCTTATTTGTCATACCCCTAAACACCTTGAACTTGAGTTATCTTGGACTAATCCTAAAAAAAGCGTTTGGATTATTAGCCCAAATGACCCTAGCCAGTTCACTATCAAACCTAAAGAGGATTTTGCACTTTGGGCTGCAAGATTGCATCCTCAAAAGGGTCCGATGGAAGCTATGCAGTGGGCTAGTCAAAATTCAATACCTTTGCTAATGATGTATGACAAAACTAGAGCCGAAGTCCTAGAAGCAATGAGCCGAGCAAAAGATTTTGTGTTTTTTCCAACGGGTTTTGACGCAGAACCCCGAACAGTGCTTGAGGCAGTATTGTCAGGCTGTAAAGTCCATACAAACGAATTGGCTGGCATAACTTCTATACCTAACTGGCAAAATCCTGATACATTAGCTAAATTGGCAAGCAACGCAAAGGAGTTATTTTGGAACACAGTCTTACAATAGGAATTGGTGCGGGTGCCTTTGGTACTAGATACACAAGATTTATCCCTCAGTGGTGGGATGGGGTAGTTGCCTTAAATCGTCAGCCCGACAGCATTGTATTTGTTTATGATGCTCAGAACAAAGAGCCTTCCTTGGCTGCCTTGCCAGAGCAATACAAGGCAATTACTAAGTTTATCGAGTTCGATGGAGATGACTTTGGCGAGTTTAGACATCTTATGCAGGTCAATCAAACAGCTAACTGGTTTTCAATTTGTGGCATAGATGACCAATACCTTCCAGGGGCTTTTGACGAGATAGAGGAAGCCGATGCTCAGGGCTGTGACATCTATATTGACAAGATTCAGTTCAAGCACAATGGTCAAATTATGGAAGGCAGATGGATACCAGAGGAAATACCGTATCAAATGACATGTCCTGGTGCTGCCCCCATGACCCTAGACCTTTACAATAAAACTGGGGGTGTTAGCAAAGGCACAATCTGGGATGACTGGGAACTATACATTAGGTGTGTTGCAGTAGGAGCCAAGCCTTATCACGCAAACACAGTCAGGGCTATACACGATTTGGGTTATGACCATGAGACACTAAGCGGGGTCAATCGTAATTTACAAAACGACCAAATTGGCAAGGATCACATTGCAAAAGTTAGACAGGAGCTGGGTTTATAGTCCAGACGGCTTTCTCTTTTAGGCGATAGACTAGACCTAGATTTAGCAAAGGACCCCAATGGCATTGACCAACGCTTACGCAACTTTAGCTCAAGTAAAAGCGGCTTTGAGGATTACAGATTCAGTAGACGATAGTTTGTTGGAGATGGCTATTGACTCTGCCTCTCGACTTATTGACGGTTACACCTATCGGTACTTCTACAACGCAGGAACCGCAACAAGAGACTTCGTTGCCGAGGATTCCTACCTCACAATTATTGACGATTTGATTAGCATTACCCAGTTGAGGACAACTGATGAAATCGGTAGCGAGTATGTGACCTGGAACGCAGATGATTACCAACTACGCCCAGTAAACGGAAAGCAAGATGGACTAAATGTTCCTTACACAAGCATCCTGTCTACTGATGACTTGCTATTCAACACGAAGGGTGAGCAAGCTCTAGTCCGTGTGACTGGCGTGTGGGGCTGGTCAGCAGTTCCAATCGCTGTCACTCAGGCAACCATCATTCAGTCATCCAGAATCTACAAGCGCCTAGACTCACCTCTTGGTGTTGCAGGATTCGGTGATCTTGGGGCTATCCGTGTTGGTCGTGCGCTTGACCCAGATGTAGAGCAGCTAGTCATGCCGTACCGCATTATGAGGACCTTCGCCTAATGGCTTCTATCTCAGACATCCGCGCTGGGATTGCCGCTAACCTTGCAACCATTACTGGTCTTCGGACAGCGGCTGAAATCCCTGATAATCCAAACCCACCTATCGCTATTGTTTCCTTGGATTCGGTCAATTACGACAGAGCCTACGCTAAGGGCATGGTGGACTACAGCTTTACAGTCACAGTAATTGTGGGCCGTTCAGCCGAGCGTATCGCTCAAAGGACTCTTGACACCTACATCTCAACAGGGCAAAACTCTATCAAAAATGCGATAGAGTTAGACAAGAGCCTTGGCGGTTCAGCCTACGACTGTCGAGTAACTTCATTGAACTCCATTGGTTCAATTCAACTAAATGACAACACATACTTGGCGGCAGACTTCACGGTCTCTGTCATAGCAAACTAGGAGAAATCGTGGCTAAATTTTACGCTCAGGATTACAAGATCACCGTGGGTACTGCTATCCTTAGCACATCCCTAGCTTCTGTAACCCTTGACATCACCGCAGACGAGGTAGAAACTACCGCGTTCGGTTCGTCTTACCGCACTCGCATTGGTGGACTAAAGGATGCATCTGTATCCCTAGACTTCCATCAGGACTTCGGAGCTGGCTCTATTGACGCTCTACTGTTCCCACTACTTGGCTCAACCGTAGCTGTAAAGATTGCACCGACTTCAGGTACAGTCACCGCTACAAACCCTGAGTACCGCTTTGACGCTCTAGTGACCCAGTACCAGCCATTTGCTGGCGCAGTAGGCGACCTAGCAACCCTTTCAGTCACCTGGCCTGTAACTGGCGAGGTTCTTAGAGGCACAGCTCCAGCGGCTTAGTCCACTAGGATAAAAGAATGAGACTAAACCTACAAGTTGCTTACTCTACTAAACCAGATGAGCTAAAAGAAATCATTTGCAATCCGTCTGACATGGTAAAGCTTGAAACCAAGTTTGACATGTCAATAGCCAGTCTTGAAAACAACATCAAGATTACTCACTTGCTTTTCCTAGCTTGGGCAAGCGAGTCCCGCACTAAAGCAACTACTCTTTCGTTTGAGGAGTGGACAGACACCGTTGAAAGTGTCAGTCCGTCTGAAGCAAAAAAATAGTTGGGCTTGGTGAATCCTCAGCTCATTGGTATTTAGCCACATTAGCTGTAGAGACAGGCATCAGTCCCAGAGAGCTTATGAAGCTCGATGATCGGATGCTCTGGACCATTGGTCGCTATCTCGTATGGCGAGCTACGCACCAAGCACCTAAGCGTTGAGAAGAAGCACCCTTCGGGGTGCTTCTTTTTTGTTCGGTAGACTTGGGGTAGATAGGCGGACTAACAAATGAAACTTTACACTAGCCCCACGGGTGCTTTGAAGGTTTACGCAACCGACTATAAGAAGCTCATTAGAGAACTAAACAAGGTAGACAAAACCCAGAGCCTAGAACTCAAAAGGCGTTACAGGGAAATCGCCGCCAAGGGTCAGCGTTCAGTCAAAGATGAGCTAGATAGCCTTGGTCGTACTGGACCTGCACCAAAAGGTATGTTGCATGGTGGTCGTACGGGTTGGGGAACTAACTATGGCAATACTGGTGGTCCCGTAAGCGGTGCAAAGCGTTTTCCGTACAACTCCGTAATGATTGAGGCTTACAACAGACCAAAAAAGGGACAAACGGGTATTGCTCGTTTGAGGGTTAGATCAGCAGCTACCGTAATTGCCGATTTAGCTCAAAAGTTTCAGGGTATCCGTAAGACAAGGGCCTATAACATTCGGTTGTTTGGCGGTCCAGAAATTACCCGTAGACACACAACCAGCTACAAATCCACAGCTTTCTTTATCCGCAAGCTTGGTGCAATTACCAAACCAAGCAAGAAAAAGAAGTCTAGGAATGTTTACCCTGGCTTTGACAAGGCTTACCCTGCTATGAAGATGGAAGCCGAGATAGCGATACAAAAGGCTGTCAGAATAGTACAAACAAACATTGATAGGACAACTCGATGAGCAACATGTTCTTGAATGTGGTCAGCACATTCAAAGGCGATGGAATTACCTCTGCCACAAGACAGCTAAACGCTTTTGGCAGGCAGACTAGCTCATTCGGTTCTGTTCTTGGTAAGGCTGCAACTGCCCTAGCCTCATTTGGACTAGCTGCCAAGGGTATTCAGTTCGGTAGACAAAGCATTGAGCAAGCTCGTGATCTTGAAAGAAACCTTTACGCCCTTGACACGGTTTTTGACAGCCTTGCACCAGGTATGCGTGAGTTTGCCATAAATGCTGAAAACATCGGTCTAAGTCAGTCAAAGGCAGCCAAGGCATCTGTCTTTATTGGTTCGGTTCTCAAGCAATCTGGCTTTGAAATGTCAGCGGTTGCTGATGAAACACAAAATCTTGTAAAACTCGGTACTGACTTGGCTGCCCTTTATGGCTACGATGTTCAAGAAGCCTTGCTTGGTATGACCGCCTTGTTCCGTGGTGAGTATGACCCGATTGAGAAGTTCGGTGTCGCCATGAAGCAGTCCGAAATCAATTCGGAGCTTGCTGCTAGAGGACAGGACAAACTAGAAGGTGCTGCCAGGCGTAATGCTGAGCAAACAGTTCGGTTGGAACTTCTTTATCAGCGTGCAGCAGACGCTATGGGAGCTTTTGAGGGTCAGTCTGGCTCCCTCTACACCGAACAAAAGAAACTCGGTGCAACCTTTGAGAACATGCAAGCTCAAATCGGTACTGCACTTTTGCCAACCGTTGTAGACCTAAACGAGCAACTACGACTAATGCTTGTTGAGGCAACACCTGGACTCATCTCTTTATTTGAATTTTTCGGTCAGGTTCTTGAAGGACTAGTTGGTATCTTCCGCGATGCCATGGACCCGACTACTGACCTTGGGGAAAGCGTTGCTGCTCTAGGTATTCAGTTTGAATCGCTGCTCAAAACTATCTTTGGGCAAGACTTTACATTAGTGGACTTCTTTGAGGGAGCTAGTGCAGCACTTGGCATCTTCCTTGACTTTATGCACGATCTTCTACGCATTATTGAAAACACGATTATTGGTTTCCAGGTTATGGGCGAGCAACTGGGGATGCTCTTTACTGGTCAATGGGACAAGCTTCTAAACTTTGATGCCGCAGGTGAAATCCGCAAGCGAATTGACTTCAAGGACACAATCCAAGCCAACAAGCTAAAAGTAAAAGAGTATATAGCTGAATGGGATAACGCAAGAAAACTTGATATTGAAGGTCACAATGACACAATCGGTAAGACAGCCGATGCTTGGGAAAGAGCGCTAAGGGCCAAGAGTAATTACCTTCGACCAGAAGGACTTACAGGATCTGCTGATTCGATGGAACGGCAGCTCACCCCCAAAGGCACTGTTATTCCACCAGTTATTGATACTGGAACTGAAACTGACACTGTGGGGGGTGGTGGTGCTGCAAAACGCGAGCCTACTATTATGCAAACTCTCAAAGCAGAGGCAACAAAGTCAAGATTAGCTGGAAAACTTATTGGCAAGAATTTGAGCGAAGGCTTAGCTCAGCAAATTGTAGATAAAGGTCCAAAAGCAGCTAGAAACCAGCTCAAAAAGATTGAAAAAACCGCTGGCGCTCACGCAACTAAGCTTCAAAAGATTTACAACAAGACTGCTGCTGGTAAAGCTGAAGTTGCAAGAATCCAAGCAGACGCGGATGCTGCACAAGACAAAATTGACAAAGAAAATGACAGAATTGCTGAAGAACTTGCTGAAAAAGAAAGACAAAGGGTAGAAGAACAAGCCCGTGTTTACAATTCTTTCTTAGATTCAGTCAAAACAACTTTTGCTGGAATCAAGAACGCAATAATGGGAGCTTTTGACATCACTGGCTTGGGCGGATCTACTAATTCAATTATCCGCAACATGTCAAAGATGCTGACTCGTTTACGCTCTTTTTCAGCTAGTGTCAAGCAACTAGCAACTATGGGGCTTGACCCAGCGCTTTTACAACAGATTATTGGTATGGGGCCTATGGCTGGAGCAAGATTAGCTTCAAAGCTTGTTGAAGGCGGTGCAGGGGCTTTATCAGCTATCAATGCAGGATTTGGAGAAGTTGGCTCACTCGCTAGTGAGATAGCTACAACGGGTACTAACGCCCTTTTCGGTAGAGAAGCACAGCAGAATGTTTACAACATCAATGTCAATGGTGGAGTGGGTTCTGGAGCAACAATCGGTAAAGCCATCGTAGACGCTATCAAGGACTACGAGCGCACCTCTGGTGCTGTTTGGCAGGGCGCGTAATGCCAGCTCCCGCAGTAAAGGTAGAGCTTGGTGTAAATCAAGGTCAGAGCGACCCACTTGGCTTCAAACTAGATGATGTTATTAGAGGTGTACTCGATAACACGGAATACACACTAAGTGGCGAGCGTTATGTAGACATTACAAGTCGGCTAGTAACAGCTCAGGTTCGCCGCGGTAAGTCGCAAGCCCTAGATCGCATTGACGCTGGTGTAGTTTCCATCACACTAGATAACTCAGACAGAGAGTTTGACCCGCTATACGAGAATGGTCCATACTACGGTCAGCTTGTCCCAAGGCGTTCAATTCGAGTAAGCAGTAACGAACTTCCCGTGTTCATTGGGTTTATTGACGATTTTGACATTCAGTACGAACCAGGAGTGCAGTCTGTTGTACGCATAGATGTATCGGATGCCCTTTCGGTTCTTACCAACGCAGGTCTAGAAGAATTTACCCCTGATTCCGAGCTATCGGGCGCACGCATAAACACTGTCCTTGACCTACCAGAAGTAGACTGGCCTGCTGATTTGCGAGACATAGATGCAGGAAACTCACTGATGCTAGATACCGATGTCGCAGAAGGAACAGCAGCTCTCACCTACCTACAGCTAGTAGCTAACTCAGAGTTCGGTACTTTGTTCTTGTCCAAAGACGGCAAGATTACTTTTAGGGAAAGAAACGCTGTCCCAAACATCCCTGACCTAGTGTTCTCAGACGAAGTGGTCGCAGGCGCTTACACAGGTATTCAGTTTGCGGATGTAAACATAGTCTATGGATCAGAAAATCTTTACAACAGAATTATCCTAGGCAACGCAGACATTTTTCCTGAAGAAGCCTTTGCTGAAGACGCTGATTCACAAGCTCTTTATGGCCCAAGAACGCTAAGTCAAACAGGACTTTTGATTCAGGAACCTGAGCAGCTTCAGTTCCTAGCTGACTTCTTCCTAGCTCGCTACAAGGAGCCACAGTACCGTTTTGAGACTGTCACAGTGGTCTTAGACACCCTAAGCACAGTAAACCAAAACAAAGTGCTGGATTTAGAAATTGGTGAAATCGTGCAAGTTAGGTTTGAGCCTTCAGACATTCCGCCAGCCATTGAGCAATACTGCCGAATTATCGGAATAAACCACGACTGGACCCCAGGTAGCAAGAACATCAGCTTTAGCCTAGAGCGCCTTGACTTTGCCCTGTTTATCCTAGATGATGCTGTTTTGGGTCAGCTAGACAATGACCGTCTTTCTTACGGGTAGTAAACTAATCTAAGAACAAAGGAACCCAATGCCAAGAAAAACCTTTACCGCTGGTGAAGTCCTAGCAGCCACTGATGTAAACCTATACCTCAGCAACGAGGTGACACTAACAGCCTCTACCGCTACTACTTACACAGTTGCAACCGCTGACCGCTACAAGGTGCTATCTTTCACCTCTGGATCTGCAGTAACAGTCACCATCGGTACAGCCACAGCTTTTGAGGCTGGCGAGCGCATCGACATTCTTCAAGACGGAGCTGGCACAGTCACAATCACTCGTGACGGAACTGCTACCACCCTTGCAGGTCGAGGAACCGCTGGAACCGCTTACAGAATTGGTCAGCGTTATGACGCTGTATCCGTTATCTGTGTGGGTACTAACTCATACAGAATCGTAGGAAACGCCTCGGCGGTCTGATAATGGCACTCTTTCCGTTAGGTATTCTGAGTGCTGCTGGGGCTGCTGGACTAGCCGTACAATTTTTGCTAATTGGTGGCGGCTCATCTGGAGCTGGAGCTGGTGGAGTTGTTGCTGCTGGTGGTGGTGCAGCTGGTGGTTTTAGAGAGCTAGAACTTTCCCCATTAGTAAAAAGCACAAACTACACAGTAACTATTGGTGCTGGTGGTGCTGGTGGTGGTTATTACAATGGCGGCTCAAACGGAGTGGATTCTACATTCTCTACTTTTACTGCAACTGGTGGTGGTAGGCCAGGTACTTATACAACTGCTGCCAGTAACGGCGGTTCTGGTGGTGGTGGCACTTGGAGCTCCATTGCAGGAAATAGGTCACCTGGTAACGGAAATACTCCATCCACTACTCCATCACAAGGTAATAATGGTGGAAATGCCTCTGCTGGATTAGGTGATGGAATCCAAGCTGCTGGTGGTGGCGGTGGTGGTGCAGGTGCAGTTGGCGGAAATGCAAGCACTGGAACTGGTGGTAATGGCGGAAACGGAAAAGCAAGTTCAATTACTGGAACATCTGTAACTTACGCTGGTGGCGGCGGCGGCGGAGTCCGTTCAGGTGGACCTGGTGCTAGATCTTCTGGTGGTACAGGTGGCGGTGGTGCTGGCGGTGCTACTACTTCTGGGCAGCGTCAGGGCGGTAATGGAACTGTAAACACTGGTGGCGGTGGTGGTGGTAGCGGTTACGCCGTTGGTTTGAATGGTGGCTCTGGTGGGTCTGGGGTTCTTATCCTGAAATACCCATCAAGCTTGACAATAACTATTGGAGCTGGTTTGACAGGTACTACTGCAACAGTAGGTTCTGATAAAGTAACAACAATCACTGTTGGTACTGGAAATGTAAGTTGGGCATAATGGCACATTACGCATTTTTAGATGAAAACAACATTGTTACAGAGGTGATTACAGGAATTGACGAAACTGAACTAATCGAAGGGCTCGATACTGAAACTTGGTATGGAAACTTTAGGAATCAAGTTTGCAAAAGAACAAGCTACAACGGGAACATAAGAAAAAACTATGCAGGTATCGGCTACACATTTGACTTTGCCCTTGATGCCTTTATTCCACCAAAGCCGTTCAATTCATGGGTATTAGACGAAGCAACTGCACAGTGGAAACCCCCAACT